TGCCGAAGCAGCAGTCATAGGCATGGGCTGACTAGAAAGGCTAGACAACAACTGCTCAAGTTGCGAAAGCCTAGTATTTAACTGCTGATTATCCGCCCTAAGACGGCCCGTATCGGCGTTATACATACCCTGAAGGGTACGATACCGCTGTTCAAAGGCTAGCTCAGCAGCGTCTCCCGTGGTATCCGAACGTCGTTGCTCGTTCGACGCGGATTCAGGTGCATTATTCTCGGCACTGTCGGCTTGCGTATGCTGTACTTCAGGCGCACCCGCAGCTCCTACCGTTTCGGTAGCCGCAGCGTCGGTGTTACCTTCTTCATACATCTTGGAAATAGCCTCAGACTGACGACGAACCTGCTCAGGAATGGTCACTAGAACGCTCCTCTCGGTGTGCGTGGCTGAACGGTCAGCTACCCCTAACGGGATTTTGCCGCCAATTCGGGGGAATTCTGCAATATTTTGCACAGCTCTGTCAACACCTGACATCTACCCTGGGCAACGCCCACGGCTGGCTGGGTCACATTTGGCAACTGCTCAAGCTCACGCACCCGCCACTCCTGCAACCACTCCATAAAGGGCGGGTGCTGGCGGGATATAGAAGCTAGAACCTTTACAACGTCCGGTGAGGGCCTAATCAACCTGCAGTACCTGTGTTTTGATTGCGTACTACCGCAGCCCCAGCACCGCCAGCCGGATTACCGGCCTGATCAAGCGTCTTTGGGGCCGCACCACCCTGTTGAGCCGAAGCGGGCGGCTGCGCCTGCTGAGCAAGGGCCTGTATACGGGCTTGATAATCCAGTCGCTCACGAGAGGGCACAATGTCCTCAGCGGGCATCTGAAGCCCCTTAGCCACTTCGCGTAGGATGGCCGCACGCCCGTCAACTCCAATAATCTGCATATCGAATTCGTTGGCAGTAGCATTGAGGAACTCAACACGACGAAGGTTGACCGTCTCACGAACCGCAAGGTTAATAGCACCACGCGGTATAATTTGCGCGTCACCCTTGATAGACTCATCCGGGTCATAACGCATGTTATAAACAAACTGTCGCTGCACAATCGGCTTGGTCACATTTGTGTCAATGTGCATAACCACCTGCCGAATGCTCTTACCAGCGGAACCCATCAACATGGACAGGCCAGAGGCCGTACGACCAGCGCCCTGCACGTTGGTATCACCATAGATGTAGGCCGGGATGCCAGAGTGATCGTCAGCCAGTCGGCTGAACCGCTCATAAACCCCCATCAGGGTAGCTGCATTGTCATTGGGCTGGTTGAACCGCACCGCCGGGGCAGAAGACCCCAGTGGATCATTCAGCGTCTGCCAAATCTTCCATGGGTGAATCTGTGTAATATCTTCGTTTGGCGGGATACGCTCAAGGTTTACCTCGACCTGCGGGCCAGAGGCAATGCTCATGTTATTCACCAAGGCACGGGCTGCGGCATTGCAGATATTCTGCAAATCCTCAATGATCTCGGGGATTCCCCGACCCCAGAACGCGCCGGGCATCTTGATAAACGAAGTCTTTACATAAGGCTTTTCGCCCAGCGGGTCATAGTTCAAGATGGCCTTGATGACATAGTTGCCTACGAGCCATGCGTTGGCGTCGTATTCCTTCGCCTCATCAGGCACCTCAGAAGCATCCATACCCCACTCACGGAGCATCTTGCCGCTGACCTTACCCCAGAACTCAAGAGCATCGAACATGTCGGTGGGGCGCATCTCGGTATGGTATTTGCGCTCCTCCTCCTCACGCTGCATCTCAGTCGGCTCAGACACCCAAGTCTGACCCGGCCCTTCATCAAGCACCTTGCGAATCGCCTGATCATCGTACCCGGGAACACCGATAAGATCAGCCAATGCCGACCGACTTAACCTATGGTACTCAAAGATATACCCATCATTGATCCGAGTGATACCCGGCTCGGGGTAGATGTTGAACGGGCTTACCCGCTCAAACTCCGGCGCAAGCCGCTCAGCGGCTTCTACAATAGTCGCGCCCCCGGGACCCTTGGTCCAACCCAGATGACGCTGGCGGCGCACAATAGGCCCCTTAATGAAGGCGCAGGGGAAAGTAACCAGATCAGTCAGAAACTCGTTGAACGCATCTGCCCAACCGCCCTGCAGGAACTGGTCATCAATCTTAATCTTCATCCTATCGACCCGGGCTTGAGCCGCTTGCAGGACTTTGAACCGGTAATCTTGGGAGATCATCTCCCGAAGTTCCAGCATCTGCGTTTTGTTTGGTGCCTGACCGGACGACTGGATAATATCCATGACCTGCTCAGCAAAGGCGGTCTGAACCTCCTCTGCCTGTTCGGGGGACAGGTCAGGGATCGGCGTGGGTTGTAGGTCCCAGGGGGGCGAGCCGGTATCCAGAAGAATATCGCGCAACCAACTTTCTGCCGCACGGCACTTAACTTCCGTCAGCATCATATAAGCCTCAGACCCGCCCTGAACGCGAATCGCCTGAAGTTTATCTGCCTCATACTCCCCATTGCGCTGGCGGAGAGCCTTAAGCATCACATCGTTAATCGGGTCCTTGGAAATACGCGCAGCATCCCAACATGTCTTGAGATACGCTGACAAACCTATGATGAGCTCGCTATTCTGCCGAGTCTGTAGCTCAGCATCCACACGTTCACGTTCAGCGCGCTCTATCTCGCTGTTGCTGACAACACGGAGTATGGATAACCCTGGCATCTAGCGATTAAGCCTGTGCATTACCGCGAAGAACAAGATAGATATCAACTGCATTGGCCGAACCGCTAGCAATGGCTGGGCGAAAATAGACAGCAGCCGAGCTGAAGTTGAAGATTGCAGCCGCAGTCGCGCTAACCGTTGTAGCGCCCGTGTCCTTCATATCGAAGTACGTGGTGTTATCATTCGACACCTGCAACTTCACCGTAGCACCGCCAAACGTACCGGCGAACTGCACCGCAGCATCAAGCCCTAGGCGAGCACTAACAGCATATGGATTGAGCGTGTCACCAGTGGCGACATTCTCCCACAGAATATATGGAATGCCTTCAGCAGTACGACTAAGGACCGGGGAAACAGTAGCCATAATTAACCCCTTTTACGGCGCGGTTCAGTTAAACCTAGCGACCTTTACCCAACGATGCAAGAGATAAAAAACCCCCCTATAGAGGCAGCTACAGGGGGGCTAGTTTCGGGGAGGAATGAACAAACGAAGCGCCCTTGGACTAAGGACACAAGATATAGTATCAAGTCCAGCCAGCAGACGCAATAGCTTTGATTGGCCTTTTTAGATGAGCCACTGACCCTTCGTTGGCGTTAGCAATATGGAGCATCAGGTACTGGAGGGCTTCAGCCACGTGGCTGTGTTTGTTCTTATTGATGTCGCCATCCCCCCTGGGCTTATACCTATACCCCCCCATCATAGCCGCTTTAAGCCGAGTGCACCTGGGATCAACTAAGAAGGCTGGGTCTCCGTCCACCTGCCGCATGAGGAAGTCATCCACTGCGTTGATCCGCGCCGAGACATTGTTCGTCCGGGCAGATATGACCCGCATCCCCTCAGCCTTGATGATGTCCACCGCACTGCGCTCGTCGGTCTGCGCCCTCTGCACCCCCGCCGGGTCGGTCACCACGAGGATCGGCGCCCCCGGGAACCGCTCGAATATAAGGGGTTTGAGCACCGTGCGTACGAACCGCTGTATCCCCATGTCAAAGCTGACCGCCTCATCCAGTATAAGCGCCCTGCCCCGTGGGTCCTGCTGCCCGATGACAGCCGCAGGCGTCAGCCCCAGGTCCATGCCTACCACGATAGGCCGCACCCCGTTGGTGATGTAGCGCAGCGGCGTACGAGCCATGTGGTAGTCCGTCCTGAAGTACTTATACACAGGCATCCCTGCCGAGGAGAGGCCGTACTCCCCGTCAATATAGACCCGGATATATTCCTCAGACCGCCCCTGGACATCGTAATACCCATCCGGCAAGTTCTCTACATTCTCAGCCTGCGGGCTGCGCCCACTAGGCTGTTTAAACACCGCCCAGCCATTATCGTTAGGTGATACCCCGTCTACCGAGCTAAGCCCTTCCATCTGGTAGTACCACCACGAATCCATCACCGGCGGGTTGGTATCCCCCCACATCCCAAACCAAGTCGGCCCACCGTCCTTGGCGCTTGGGAACCGGCCAATACGCTTCGACATAGCGTCAACAATATCCGGGTGAATGTCCCGACACTCATTGAACCATGCGAAGGTCAACTCAAGAGAGTTTAGGTTAGCCACATCGTCGGCATCATCCAACGCCCGGAACATGACCTCACACTCAACATCCCCTACCTTGAAGAAGTAGGTCTTGGTGGTTCGCATGTACTCCCCGCACTGACCCGGCGGGAACCAGTCAAGGAAGGTCTTGATCGTGGTATCCTGAAGCTGCCTTGCCGTCTCACGGACGATGGCTGCTCTGGTCCTTCTGCGCCCGTTCTGATCCGGCTGCTGCATCGTTGCCCGGCGCACGATCTCGAAAGAGGATACCACGGACTTGCCAGAACCAACCGGTCCCATAAGGACGCGCATACGAGCGTCCGAGGCCATGAACCGTTTCCCGGAGGGCGGTGGGGTGTAGTCTATTTCTAGTGCCATGGGTCTGGTCAGTGCGGCAAACGCCGCCCCTCCTCGTAATCTTCGCGGCCATCTGCGCTATTATGGATGAATACCTCGTAACCAGTGTCAAACTCTGGCTTACACCAGCACGAACCCTCATCATCAATAACGTGATCTTTGAGATCATTGCACGGTACGCAGTGGAATAGATAGCCATCGGTGTTATCCTCGGTCATGGGTGTTATCCTCGGTCATGGGTGGCTGCTCAGCAGCTTAATCACATACCGCAACCCATCGCGCTTGGTTTTTGTGATTTGTGTCATGTAAGACACCCCCCGAGACGCTAGTTCCTGCTCAAACCGCTTGGCTTGCTGTGGATCAGTGGTCTCAAGGGTGCCCTCACCGGCACGCAGGAAGGATTCACTCCGCGAATTCAGGTTCACTGGTCTCAGACTCCACTACTGTAGCCTGACCAAGCTCCTGACCGCCCAAATTGATGGTGATTCGGACCCCACCGGTGCCATTTTCGGCGCTGACATCGCCTTTTGGCTCCAATCCGGCCCACTTTACCGTGGATTTGATCAGATCGGCCTTCACTGCAGCACTCACATCGGGGCTATGGATCAATACCCACGATGTTTTCAGCAATTCTTCGGCCTGTGTACGTGCTTTTAGGCGGAATGTGACGCCCTTATCCCTGATCTCATCACGGAACTTACCAACCTGACGCAAGAAAACAGGGTCTTTGTTGAATACCAGTAGGGTTGAGACGTTAATCTGGTGCCGTTCCAGTATCTCGGCCACGTCTTCGCCACTACCCTCAAGCCGCAGAGCGACATCGAATGCCAATCTCTCGGTCCATCGGGTGGGTTCGTGGGGCATCAACTGCATAAGGTAAGATATTTGGGCGGCTGGGTGGGTGTCAAGCGGCTTTTGGTTGTTACCCTAAACTTAACACGTTGGTTTTTAGGGCTGTGTAATTTTTCGGGTAGGGCATAACTTAACACCTTGATTTTTTGGGTTGTAGTTTGGGAGGTTTAGAACACAGCGGGGGGGCCTAAAAAACGCTGTCCATGTGGCCCCCCACCCCTGTCCTGGGCGCCTCGTCGCGCCAAGCAAGGCGCCGCAAAAAACCTCGGCGGCAAGCGGGATTTGACAAACCCGGTCAAATATGTCTTAATAATGGGGTCAAGGCAATCACGCTGCGACGCTGATCTTTCTCAAGGGAATATGAATTATGGCAAACTTTGAAGGCAATGTGTCTTGGGCGCAGCATTCGGATGGCGGCTATCAAATGGTGGTCCGTGCGGCAGGAAACTGGAACGCGGACAACGTCCCGGAAATGCTCAAGGCGCTAGCTTCAAAACTAAAGCCGGAAACGATGATCAAATCATATGCTTTCTGGCTCGATGTCGGCCTGCCGGACTCACCTCCGAAGGATATGCAATTCAAGGAATTGCTGGCCTATACAAAACTGGCCGACAAAGTCGAATTGGTTGCTTGCCGAGTAAAAACTAAATCTGGGCGCACATTCATGGCTCCCAAGCTCAAAATCACCAAAGGTGGCAAGAGCGGCGGCAAGGGAACCGCTACTAACTTCATCTGAGAATAGGGCGGGGCGCAAGCCCCGCCTCCCTCTCCCACAAAGGAATGGACAAATGAAAGACGTACTCGAAATCTGCGGCATGATCATTATGGCTGCATTCCTGGCAGGCGTATTCTGGATGCTCTTGGTGATCACGCCATGATCGACCTGATCGAATTGATCCTTGAGGTTGGCAGCGAATTGCTGCCAATCCTCGCTCCTCTAATCTGGGCACTAGCAGAGCTACTGACATGAGCAAAGCATACCAACAAGGCTGGGCGGATTACCGCTCAGCCACCTACCTCTCTGATGGCGAGGTGCAATGCCTCACCGAAGGTGCTGAGAATCACGGCCCTGCCTACTTCAACGAGTGGCTTAAAGGCTGGCAGGATGCAGCCGAAGCGGATGAGACACTGATGGACTGAACCACGGCCCTGGGCGAAAGCTCAGGGCTTTTCCTTTGTGTTAAGTTTGCTGTTTTTGATGCTCACTTCGTTCGCCATACGTCGGGGGTCTATAGCTTGCCACACATGCGACATGAAATACTGCCAAATGGCGTCATATAGATGTTAAACACGCGAATAGATTGTTCGGATTGTAGCAATATCAATGACTTAGCTTGTTAAGTTAGACCAAACATTACGCTAAAAAAGCTAACTTACCAGGGGTTTATGTGTAGTTAGGAAAACCGGTTTACACCTATGTCAAGTTTCAATCGGGTAAGCCACTGATATATATATAAATATTCTTTACACAATCTAAAAATACAATCTAACTCTAACTCAGATGCCCTTTCACGCGACCCCTATGGTGTTATAATATAACATACGTCAAGTTACTACCCTTTACACTCCCCCCCATAACTTTGTGTAAACTTACTATACCCTTATAAAAAACCTCAACATTACACATTCCAAAATAGATTATTAGATTGTTGCCCCTAACCCACTGGTATCACACAATAAAAACAATCTATTTTCCAAGAACTTGACAGTGTAAACTTAGATTATTCCCCCAAAAAATAGATTGTGTAAACATTTAATCGGCCAGCCTTGACCGCTGGGCCGAACCGTGCTAGGTTTTAATCCGGGGGACCGATCCTGGTTTCACCGATGGTATATATGAGGAGACTTTACAGTGCCATATCAAGTTATCAATGTTGACACCAATGAGCCTGTCAACAACCTTACATACGACACAGCGCAGGATGCTATTGCAGCACGTGGTATGTATAGTTTTCGTACTCGTATCCAAGCTGTCGTTGACATCAATGACAACTCATGGATGGAACGAGAGCGCATCCGTCTGGAGGACGGTACCTATACACCAGTGCCAAGCTGGTTCGAACTTTACTGCAACCCTGATCACTTTGTTCACTTGGCGCAGGGTACTACCATCACTGATGGTATGTTAGCTTTCACGGAGAGTGCACAGAAGGGTCAGCTAGACCTACAGCTCAAGTTGTCAGTGTCCAAGTATCTGGCCCGTTTCCTTGGTAACACCATGTCAAGTGATAAGATCAGAGGTATCGCTGGTAAGTTTGCAGCAGATACCTATACCCTGACCGTTGAGCAGACCGAGGAAGCCTTTGTGTTTGCCTATGAGGGTCAGGAGGTCATGTCGGAGAGCAGCCTACATGTGAGCTGTATGGCTAAGTATGCCTCTGACTATGGCACACCAATACACCCTGCTGCTGTGTACTACACAGGCGACCGTAGTGACTCACTGGCTATTGCCTATATCCGTGACCCTAAGGACGACAGCAAGGTACTGGCACGTGCTTTGGTGTGGCCTAGCCAGGAGATATTCGTCAAGCTGTACGGCACCAGTGAGACCATGCGTATCACACTATGTGAGAAGCTGGAAGCTGCTGGCTTTACCCGTGGTGATAACTTCAGTAGCGCAAGGCTGAAGCGTATTGAAATGCGGGGTGGTGCCAAGTACGTCATGCCCTACATTGATGGTAACTGTCAGTATGTTGACGATTACGGTGACTACTTCGAGATTGTCGGTAGTGGCGAGTACAGTGCCACCAGCACCAACGGGTATATCTATAGCAGTTCACAATACACTTGTGATAACTGTGGTGACGGTACGAGTGAAGATGATACCCATGATGTACAGGGTAGCACGTGGTGTGAGCATTGCTATGAGAACTACACGTTCTTCTGTGAGCGTACTGAGGAGACATACCCAGATAGCTGTGGCAGCAACGAAGTCGTCACCATGGTACGCACCAATCGGTCAGCACGCCATCGTACGATACAGAGATGGTCGCAGGATGC